AAGTTTTTAAAGCCTGTGGAGCACAGAATATACCATGCAATAGATAGGCTTTATGGTGATAACCGGAGTCATGGCGAATACACGGTCATGAAAGGGTTAAACGCTACGCAAGTGGCGAGAGCGATTAAGCTAAAGTTTGAAAGTTTTTCAGATCCAGTCATTATAGGTGCTGATGCAAGTAGGTTTGATCAGCATGTTAGTAAGGTTGCCTTGTTATGGGAACATGGTGTTTACAATGCCATTTTTAACTCGAATGAGTTGAAGGAGTTACTCAAGTGGCAACTTGAAAATCGTGGGTTTCTGCGAGCAGATGACGGCCTAATAACGTATCGCACAGAGGGGACAAGATGCAGTGGCGACATGAACACTGCTTTGGGCAATGTATTGCTCATGTGTGCGATGATCTATGCCTGGGCTACCGAAAAGGGGATCCCTGTTAAGCTAGCAAACAATGGCGATGATTGTTCTATATTCATGGAGCGCAAACATGCAAACTCGTTTTTGGATGGCGCTTCGACTTGGTTCAAGGAAATGGGATTTAAAATGAAGTGGGAAGAGCCAGTGTACACACTAGAACACATAGAATTTTGCCAAGCAAATCCAGTGTTTAATGGTGTTGAGTATACCATGGTGCGAAATCCACGTATTACCCTTGCCAAGGATTCAATGTCGGTCGAGCAGCTTAGTAATAATCGATTGCTCGCTTGGTTTGATGCTATTGGTCAGTGCGGTGCTGCACTTTCCAGTGGTGTGCCCGTAACCCAAAGCTACTTTCAGTCTTATGTTAGGTGTGGTAAACCGTTAGGTAAGTTTACCAATCGCAGCATCTTTCGTACTGGTATGTGGCATCTGTCTAGGAAGATGAGGGCAGAGGTTAGGGACATCACACCTGAGGCCAGATATTCATTTTGGCTTGCTTTCAACATCTTACCAGCTGAACAAGTTCTGCTCGAACAGTACTACGACGACGTTGAATTGAATGCCACCTTGTTATCACCAGATGATGAAATATTGAGAACCTGTCAACCTTACTATTTCTTCTGAGAACATGAACACGCAACTTGCATTAAATGCACTATCATTCATTCCCCCGCGATACCGCCCCCACTTGTCCACTGTGCATACAGCTGCGCAGGCTGTTAAGTACATTGCTGGAACTCCTTGGTTTCAGGCAAAGAGTGCAGCAGCAAAGCGAAGCATCTCCAACTCCGTCTCAAGTAGATTTTCTTCGGGAAATACTATGAGCGTGAGGAATGCACCGTCGGCTATCAACTACCAATCGAATGCTCGTTCCTTCAGAATGCATCCAGGTGCACATGAGGGAGAAATCGTCATCCGACATCGTGAGTATATCACTGATGTGAATGGCGTAACAACCTTTGGAACCACAG